CTAAATTGAATTACAGTCAATATGAATATTTAAGTGATACAAATTATAATGTATTGACAACACCGACTAAATTATCAAATTTCTATTCAGCAATTGATATGCAGAAAACACTTGGTTTTGATGACTGGCAAATAATTTCATAGAAAGAAGGCATCGTGATGGCAATATTTGTAATTTCTGATACACATTTTAATCACGCTAAAATTATTGAACTATGTAATAGACCTTTCAAGGACTCTGAAGAAATGACAGAGTCCTTGATTAAGAACTGGAATGATACTGTCAATTCCAATGATGAGATTTATCATCTAGGCGATTTTTCATGGTTTAAAGATCATGAAGATGCTATAAATGTATTTGCTAGACTTAAAGGAAAAAAACATCTGATTATTGGAAACCATGATTATCATGATGTAAGGAATAATCTTTCATGGGAATCTGTAAATCAGTATAAAGAATTAAATTACAATAAAAGACAGTTTGTACTTTTCCACTACCCAATTTATGATTGGGTAGGAAAACATACTGGTTCTATTCATGTTCATGGGCATATACATAATAATGTTACTAATATAAAGAATGCTTTTAATGTTAGTGTAGAAAATATTGGGTATAAGCCTATTTCTATTGATAAAATTCTAGAAATGTGTTCTTAAAAGGAGAAGATAAATGTTATTTGAGGAATGGATGAAGAAGTTTGTCGATACTTGGGGCATTCTCGGATTTGCTATTTTATGCTTATGCATTTTAATTAGTGCAGTTGGATTTGTTGTTTGGTGTGTAATTACTAATGGTTTAACTTTAGTAATTCCAGTTGTGCTTCTTGGTTATATGAGTTTTAAGATAAGGAATAATAAAAATGGTTGATTATAAAGTTGATTATAAAGTTGGTGATAAAGTTTGGGTTGAGGGTACTATTAGTGCCTATAACGGATACTGTGTAAGTTTAAGTATTCCGGGTACTGCTACTGTTACTTTTAACATGAACTCTGATATTGTCAAGAAGCATATTCCTAGAGAATTTAAAGCCGGTGATAAAGTCTTCTTTTTCGATCATCCAATAGGGATATTTGAAATAGTTGCTATTAAAGATGATAGAGTATGGATAACTAATGGAGATATTAGTTGTTTAACATCTGTATGTTGTATAATTTTTGCGGATTGATTTTTTATGTCTAATGTTGTTTCGATTAGAACTAAATTGAAAGATGGTGATGAAACTTCCAGATATACCAGAACTTTATATCTGGAAGTTTGTAAAAATGCTTTTAATGCTAAAATATATACATCAATTCTATGTTCTATTCTAGATAAAGAAATCTATGAAAGCTCTGATCCTAAAATTCAGAAAATAGTCGATTCTTATTATCAATTAAGATATTGACATAAATTTAATTATAGCATATATTAATATCATCAAATTTATATAAAGGAAACAATGAGAAATTTTAGTTTAGTATTAGTTAGTTTATTTGGATTAACTACAAGTTCACTAGCTTCAACATTCATTGTAGGTGATTCCTTGGCAGTTGGAGTAAGTAGTATTCTGCATTATCCAACTAAAGCAAAAGTTGGAGTATCTTCTTGTGTAATTGAGAACTATATTCCTCTTGAATTTTATGATAGGATTATAATTTCAGCTGGAACTAATGATCCTCTTGGTAGGTGTTTGGATGGTATCCGAGAAAAAGTTAGAACTAATGAAGTTGTTTGGATTGTACCTGTCAATGGAGCTCGTTCTCATGTTCTAGATGTAGCCCATAAATACCATGATAAAGTAGTGTATTATATACCTTCTAGAAATAAACATATCTGGCCACATCCAGATTCATATCGATCATTAGCAGAAGAATTGAGGAACTAAATATATGGGTAAGACTTTTCGTAGGGAAAAGGATTATTATTCTGATGAGTTTGTGCTTAGGTATTCTAAGCCACAGAAAAAGAATAAGACATTTAAGATTCGACACTTGAATAAAGATAAGTTTATCGAGGAATCTGATGCAGTAAATAAGATTACTACAAAGTAAAAATTGTTTTGACAATAGAATATAATTTGTTATAATTTTAACATAAATATGGAGAAATGAAAATGAAGTCGAATATTGCTACTGAACCAAAGATTACCCGATTCTTTTTTGCTCTTCGAAGCGGAGAAACATTTACCAAGAAGCAGGCTGCAAAGCGTTTTAAGACTACCATCAATAATGTTACCGACATGATTCATGTTCTTAAGAATGTTGAAGGTTGGGATATTGTCGGTACTCCCGTCAAGACTGCTCGTAAGGCTGGTAATGGGGCTTTGCCTAAGCGTTATTCTATGATCATGTAATTACTAATGGGCCTATAGCACAATAGGTTAGTGTACAGGACTTTTAATCCCGGGACCAGAGTTCGAATCTCTGTAGGCCTACCAAAATTCTCTTCCTTGAAAGGTTTTATAATGTTGAAGTATATTTCTATTGGTTTTATATTGGTTTCGACTTCTGCTTTTGCAGATGAAGTAAAGGTTTCACCTCTAAATTGTGATACCTTGAATGGTACCACTTATGTTTGTGTACAGAACTTGACTTCCAAGGATATTGTCGATATTTCCTGTGATGGTCATTTGTTTGGTACCACTACTATTAATCTTCCCAGAGGTATGATTCCTTCTGGCGGAAGTGCTGTGATTAATTTCAAGTCTGGTGCATGTTCTTCTGGTATTCATGTTAGGACTGATGATGGTAAACTTCATACCATTACTGGACAGGATGTAAGTTCACTTACCATTCTTCCAATTACTGATAAACATCAGGCTTGGTAAGATAAATAAGAATATCTAAACCCAGTAGGATAAAATATGGAAACTGTGCGTAATACAGGCTTGTAGGTTTTCAAGCCTCCTTGATTAAAAAATAGAATATGAATATAAACTTAAATTGAATTAATCAAAGGAATCTAGAAATGAAAGACTACAAGACTATTTGGAAGCAACTTGCCAATGAAAAGAAGTTGACATCTGAGCATTTTATTCAGAGGGCAATTCTTATTGCTATGAATTGCAAGCGAAATGCTCCTAAGGAAGATATTGTTCATTCTCTCCTACAGAAGTACTTTACACAAACTATTAATGATACAAAGCTGATTAATGGTCAACATAGGTGGTATAGACTTTATTGGACTTTGTCTAGTATGCGGTTTCTCTTTACTAGGGGTAAGGTAAACATCTTCGATGATCCTACTCTTCTAGATACTATTGAGGAACAAAAGGAATTTGCCGATCTTCTGAAAAGTATCGATCTGGATAAACTGAATCGACATTATGTTTACTATTTTACTATTCAGAAAGATTTAAGTCCTGAACAACAGGGAGTTCAGGCTGGACACGTTTTGTTTAAGCTTGGAACTGAAATTTCTCTAAAGGAAATTAGTCCGGCATTGTCTGCTGATGGTGTGTATTTTCAGTGGATTGGAGTAGAAGATACCTTTGAACTTAGGAAGGTAATGGCTAAACATAAGGATATTAAGTTCTCCACTTTCTTTGAACCTGATGTTGGTAAGATGACTTCGGTTGCGTTCCAACCAATTCTTTGGAACAAACGATCTGAGTTTCTCGATTATCCACTTCTAGTTCATTGATATAATGTGACTATAGCTAAGTTGGTAAAGCATCATTCTCTAAAAATGAAGATCATGGGTTCAATCCCCATTAGTCACACCATCTCTATGCACTGTCCCAGTTAGGTGGGTTGTATGATTTAATAGTCTTTTCTAGATAAAGCTATGAAATATAAGATGTAATCATTAGCGGTTCGAACCCGTTGCAGTGCTCCTTTTTATATAAATAAAGCATAATTATTCCCGAGAATTCAAGCATGGTGCAAGAACTTGCCTGTTAAGCAATGATTAGACTGGATCGTTACCAGTGTCGGGAGCCATTTTATAATGCTAAGTTCAAATAGTTATGCTGCTGTAGCTCAGTTGGCTAGAGCAGTTGCCTTGTAAGCAACAGGTCGTGGATTCGATTTCCTCCGGCAGCACCACTATTTGAATCAGAGGAACTAACTGGCTGCGATAGTCCTCTCCCGCCATATAGTTTATATGGTCAACGGGTAATCCGAGATAACCAAGTGGTTGCCAGATAAATAGTCTCTAGTAGACTAGTAAGGTTTGCTAGAGACTAAATAATTTTGGACTGCTATACATCTGGTGAGGTTGTCCCACTGTCTATGGGACTAGACGGATTCGATTTCCGTGCAGTTCGCCATTTATTGAGTAATGAATTTATTTTGTGGGAGATAGGTGTATAGAATGTCTAGTAAATCCGATGATATAGGTTATGGATGTTTTTGGGCAGTACTTATAATTATGTTTATTTCAGGAATGCTATTTGAGATATTCAAAGTTTTTGTTGTTTTCAAATATCTATTTTCATGAGTTAAAGTTAAATGAAAAGTTCTATTGATAAAATTATGCTTGAAGCTGGATCATATATAATTGGTGATCCAGCTTCTTTTTTTGATACTGATACGTGGCATGAATTCCAGCATTACAATTCAGCCTTTGAAGAAACTGCCTTGGCTGAACAAGATGATATGAAGATTTGTATTTTCTCTTCAGCATATGGTGAAGGTAAATTTACAGATACATATGGTAGAAACTATACCACTAAAAGCGGTTATATTGCAGCCATTCCATGCACTGATGAAGATAATATTCCTCCAGGTTCTCAGTTTATAGAATTTGATACTGAAGTTGAATGTTTTGATCTAGAAGGTTATCTCAATTTCGGCGATATTTGTATTGATACAGCTGGTGATATGGAAATTGAAGAAATCGAAGAATCACAGACCGGATATGATGAATACTGATAGTTACTGATAAATAGTGGCATATGAGTCTCTCTAGAAGGATACATCACTATGCCAAAAAGCATTTTATTTGTCCATGGTGCATGGGCGAGTTCTATCGGATTTAATTATATTCATGAAAAATTAAAAGATTCTGAGAATATTGACAAAATAGAATATTTTGATTATGATACAAATTATGATCATATAAATGATGTAATAGTCAATATTAGTAATCAGATTAACAGATTAGCTGAAAATGGAAACAAAGTAATCTTGATAGGACACTCATTGGGCGGAGTGATATCTTTATCAGTTTCTATGAATAAAAATGTTGATAAAGCAATTTTAGTTTCAGCTCCAATTTCTGGAATTAAATTACCCATAGTTTTACAATTATATAAGTTACCAAACCTAATTAAAACAGTTGCAGAATATTCTGCTTTTATTGCCAATTTAAAAACTCTAGAATACACTAATCCAATTGTATTGATAGCATCAGTTTATGGATATAATTTAGCTATTCATGAACCCAATGATGGTATAATAACTGTTAAATCTCAATTAGATTGGACTCCAGAAGGAACGGTTCGTCATGAATTGAAATATGGTCATCATGAAATTCTGCAATCAGATGAGTTAATAGAGATAATCCAAAATTCAATATGAGGATGTATAATGATTATTCGGACTATTTTTACAGTTTTGCTTTTCACTTTCTACAGTGTTTTTCTATCTTTCTATGATAGTACTTCAACTTTAAGTCTTGGTTCTGTTGCGGGTTCCCAATTGTCAAATTCTGATATTGGATATATTGGAACTATGGCATCAATTGCCGCAGTATCTTCACTTTCAAATATTGTATTCTATGCTGTTACAATAGTTTTCTGTATGTTGTGGTATAAGCCAGTTTGGGAGTTTTTTAAGAATGAGATTCGGTAGACAAACTAGAGATCAAACTGGGGCTAAAATTCCGCAGAATACCTGGTTTGCTGGATTCCATTACAAGTTTGGCTTCGCATCTAACCACTACTAAGTAATTTTATCATATTATGGAGATTTATTATGGTTGCTAATATTGAAACTCGTGACGGTATTGTTAGTATGGCATACTGTGATTCTGTCCCGTGGCATGGCCTGGGAGTTAAGGTTCCGGATGATCTAACACCGGAACAGATGCTTATTGCAGCAAAACTTAACTGGATTGTTGAAAAGCATCCAGCTTATGCCGATGTAAATGGTGATAAGGTTGATGTTGGTTATTCGGCCTTGGTTAGAATGGGAAATTCTACTGGTGGTAATGATATTCTTGATGTAGTTTCGAATGATTGGGAACCAGTTCAGAATTATGAAGCATTTGATTTCTTCTATGATTTCATTATGGCCGGTGATATGAAGATGCATACTGCTGGTTCTCTACAAAAAGGTAAAATTGTCTGGGGATTGGCGAAAATTAATGAATCTTTTGAACTTTTCAATGGAGATGTGGTAGAATCATATCTTCTTTTTACTAATTTTCATAAGTATGGATATTCTACCGATATTAGGTTCACTCCAACCCGAGTAGTATGCCAGAATACACTTGCTGTTGCTCTTTCTGAACGTATTGGAAGGATGGCAAAATTTACTCATCGAAATAAGTTTGATCCGGAACTTGCCAAGGAAATCTTGAATATTTCTACAATCAAGATGGAAGAATATAAGGAAATGGCTCAGTTTCTTGGTTCTAGACAAGCTAAGAATGAAGATATTATTACCTACTTCAAGCGAATCTTCCCGGTTTCAGATACTTCAGAGAAAGAACTTTCCAGGAATGCAATTAGAGGCATTGAATTGGTTGAAACCCAACCAGGCGCCGAATTTGCTGCTGGTTCTTGGTGGCAGAATTTTAATGCTGTGAGTTATATGACAGACCATCTTATTGGTAGGAGTGTTGATACTCGTCTAACTTCTGCTTGGTACGGTCAGAATAGAATCCTTAAGAATAAAGCCCTCGATCTTGCTCTAGAAATGGCAGCATAAATTTTAAATCTAAGCAAAAAAGGATTTTGACAATTCGATTCATTATGATATAATAATTGTAATGAATTAAATTGTCTATATAGACCGGGGGATTTATCTTGGCTCGTCGAGAAAATCTGATCAAACGTAAGCCCAAAGCCACGAAAACAAGATCAGATAATAAATTTACAAATATTAGAATGTATGGTGCAGAAATTAAGTTCACCAAGCCATTGACTGATACTCAATATGGAAATGCCTTGACTTGGTATAATTATAACTGTGATGTGAATGATGCTCGTCAGTATATGAACACTTTCCTGACCAATAACGGTTTACTTGATGAATCAAAAGCAGTTAAAGATATTCCGGACAATTATGTTCCGTTTACTGCTTGTTGGATTGCTCGAATGTTGAATCAAGGTTTTTCTATTCCTTCTGATGGAGAAGCTTTTATCTATGACAAAATTCTTGATTTAGTTGAACGGTTTAAACCTGCTAATAAAGTTGTGGAAATCAATTCCGCACAATCTTACTTGGAAAAGCAAAAAGATCAAATAAATGAAATGATTGGTGAAATCGAATATCAAGTTGATAATAATACGGATTTCAATCTTTATGATTGGTTGAAGGAAAAGAATTATCCTACTCAGTATGCTGATATTATTGTCGATAAGTATATTCCTTGGCTTGAAGAACTAGTTGATTTGACTCTTGTTGAAGAAACACTAGATGATTCTCTCTTGGAAGGTTATTTGAATTGGTCTGATGAAACGATTGAAGAAAGAATTGTATTCTTCACTAAACTTATTGAAGATGCAAGTAAATATTCTACTACTAAACGTGTCGTTGTCAGAAAACCTAGGAAGACTAAACCTATTACACCCGAAAAGATCTTAAAGACTTTTAAGTGCAAGAAAGAAGATGCAGAACTTCATGTTAAGTCTGTTGATCCGCGAACAGTCTTGAAATCACAAGAATTATGGATGTATTCTACTGTATATAAGACATTGACTTATTTGAAAGCCCTAGATGAAAATGGTATTAGTGTAAAGGGCACTACTTTTATTAATGTAAATGAAAGTATTTCATGCACTAAGAGAATTGGAAGAAACGGAGAATCTTTTATCAAGCGCGTTCTAACTGATGGTAAAGTTGCTATTAAGAAAATCATGTCTGATATTAAAACTGGAGAAGCCAAATTGCAACTTCGATCCAATGAAGATATTTTACTCCTACGGGTGATTTGATGAAAGTAAAATGCCAAATATTATGCGCTAACTCTATTGAAGAGTTACAAGATCAAATTAATGTTCATTTAATTAACCATGAAATGGCATGTAAATTACACGGTGGTATGGTAATCGTAAATGTAGGTTATAATTGGAGATATTATCAGACTATCACATATTTAGTAAAGTAAATTGGAGTATATTATGAAGAAAAAAATTTCTATTGAAGATATAAAAGTTACTGATAAAGGTGAATTTATATTCTTTTATACAGTAGATGATATTTTATATAAAAGAATAGGTAATTATCCAATTTTTAGTGCTATACAAATTGAATGCGATGACTGTTATATTACTGAAGTTTATTTTGAGAGTGTTAAATTAGATAAAAATAAACCAATTAAGGTTTGATAAAATGGACTTTCTACTGTTTCTTATTTTAATAGCACTTGTTGTCGGTATGGAACATCTGATTTAATAATCAGCAACTTTGGAGAATTTATAATGTTAGTAGAACAACAATATTGTGGTGAATTTGATTCATGGTCCAACGTTGAATTGGAATTCAGCATTCCTGCTGGAAAAGAACCAAAATATGTATTTGCCAATTATAACACAGATTGTTATAACGGTGATGCTCTAGTAGTATATTCTAATAATAAAGAAACATTCTTCGTTGTTGAAGGTGCTCATTGTTCTTGTTATGGACTAGAAGGTCAATGGGATCCATCTGAACATTCATATCAAGAATTACTTAAGATGAAAAATATGGGTGGAAGCGAATTCCATAATTGGTTGGATGGATTTAAAGAGTAAATTTAAATATTGACATTGGGTTCGAAATTGTATATAAATAATGTAATAAATTTAATATAAAGGATTGATAAAATGGATTTTCTACTGTTTCTTATTTTTGTAGCACTCATTGTCGGTGCAGTATATCTTTTCTTTGCTAAGAAGACTCCTCCTGATGTTGGAGCAATTGTTTCTGAAGTTAATTCTGCTGCTTCCAATACGGCAACCGTTATTAAGAATGCAACTTCGTCTGTAGTAGAATCGGTTAAGACTGAGATTGGTAATCTGTCTCAGGATTTGTCCAAGAAGAAAGATTAAGTGGATATCATTACATTTGTTGTGGTAGTGATATTCGGAGGAATTGGAATAATGTACTTCACTTATTCTAATAAAATAAAGTATGACGAATAAAACTAGATGCCCGTATAATGGCGGCGCCTTCTAAGCGTCAAGTGCATAACTGGATTGATGTCGGTTCGAGTCCGGCTACGGGCGCCAGCTCATATAAAGGCAGAATTTAATTTCTTTCCTTAGTGTAACGGTAGCACACGGTCCTTATAAGTCCGCATCCCCAGATCAGGGAGTAGTAAAGGTTCAAATCCTTTAGGAAAGACCAACTTTTAATATTTTTAGGATATGAATTGATAGAAAAAACTGTGATATTCGATGAGATAAATGAAATTAGTATTAAGAAATCATTATCACTTATTGATTCAATCGTAGATTGGTGTGAGCAAAATTCAATCGAAATAGAATTGATAGCTCCTATACTGAAAAAGAATATACTCTTTAAGTCAAAGCTTCTAGAAGAAGCTCTAACTCTTAATTACATCAGAAAATGAAAATTAAGATCTTAAAACCATCCGGAAAATTAGATAAATCTAGTGTTAATCGAGCTATAAAATTTTATTGCAAAAAATTATTTACAAAAAAGCAGCTTGATAAACTTGAAATAGATATAATTTTCCGGCGCTTCAAACCAAGTAATTATTATTCAGGCTATTGTGATCAGATTGATCAATGGACCTATGAAGTAGAAATAAATGAGAATGAAGCTAAACTGGATCTTCTCTTATTTTTAGCTCATGAATTTGTTCATATTGAACAATATGTTTTACTCAAATTAATAGATATTGATGATTTCCATTCTTTCTGGAATGGTAAAAAGTTTAGTATTTCTAAGATGGATTATTATGATCTTCCATGGGAAATTGATGCCAATGGACGAGAAAAAGGTTTATTTAATAGATTCATGGAATCATTAACAGAAAAGCAAAAGGATAAAATTCTTTCTAAATCCAAGAGGTAATATTTTGAATGGATTTGAAGCATATCAAGAATATCAAGCACTAAAGAGGCATTTTACTACTTCTTATGATTACATTAAGTATAAAGGTAAAACAAAAGTTAAATATGAAAATTATGAAAAAAGAAATGATCGATACTTCTATGAAAAGTTAGCAAAGAAATCAGATCTGCATAATTTCTTAATCTCAAATTTAATAGTAAATTCTAAAATTTATATTAAGGATTTGACCAGTGATCCAAGGTGTGATATAATATATAAAAATTGGTCTAATGAAATACAATCATTGACCTATAAATTTAAATCTGATCTGGATAAATTAAATCCAGATTTTGATTTAAATTTTAGATGGATAGATGGTCATCCTTTTCTATTAAAACTTTATATCATGAATTCCATATCTATTGGAACATTCTGTATACTGCTTGACTTAACAAAAGCTGATTCAGTCTGGAACCAGAAAATGGAATCAGATCCTTTATGGTCTGATATAAAATTTAAGATAGAAAAATTCAAACCATTTTTAGAATATGATGAAGAAAAAATGAAAGATATAGTTATAGAAAAGTTTCAGAACTAATCTTCTTTTCATATAAATAAAAAGTGGATATAAGAAATTCCACTTCATACGTTGCTTATACATTGTTTATACAAGGAAAAAATATGGCTCTAGACTTTAGTACATTAAAACAGCAATCTGGTTCTAGTTCGATTAAGAATCTGACAGAAGAAATTGCAAAACTTACTCCCCCAAAAAATGGTCCAGATGAACGTTTCTGGAACCCCACTGTCGATAAGGCAGGAAATGGCATGGCAATCATTCGATTCCTTGCAGCACCTCCCGGTGAAACTGTTCCTTTTGTAAAAATTCACGATCATGGGTTCCAAGGTCCCACTGGAAAGTGGTATATTGAGAATTCACTTACTACCTTCAGCGAAGATGATCCAGTTTCAAAGTATAATTCAGATCTTTGGAATTCTGGTATTGAAAAGAACAAGGAAATTGCTAGAAAGCAGAAGCGTAGACTTCATTTCTTTTCAAATATTCTTGTAATTGATGACCCAGCCAAACCTGAATGTAATGGTAAGGTTTTCCTGTTTAAGTATGGAAAGAAAATCTTCCAGAAGCTCTCTGAAACTACTACTCCACAGTTTACTGATGAAGAAGCTTTCAACCCATTTGATATGTGGGAAGGAGCTAATTTCAAACTTAAGATTCGTAATGTAGAAGGTTATCGAAATTACGATAGATCTGAATTTGATAAGGTTCATCCTATTTCCAAGAATGATGAAGAAATTGAACGTATATGGCGTTCAACTTATTCTCTACAGGAATTGATTGATAGAAAGAATTTCAAGTCATATGCAGATTTGGAACGTAAATTTAATCAAGTTATTAATGTTCCAATTGTAAATACTGAAACCAGAAATGAAATTAAGTCAGAAGATCCTCCGACTATTAAGGTTGCAAGTAAACCTTCTATCCCTACATTAAATACTGATGTGGATGATGATGAAGATCTTGAATACTTTAAGAAGTTAGCAAATTCTAAGTAATAAAAATAGGGACCAAAAGGTCCCTATTTTTTTATGATATTTGATTATGAATATGATGCATCGATGTATTCGCAGTGCCTAGAATCGTGTTAGAATTGTTATTGGATGACATATTATTCATCGTATTGTTGTTATTTTGATTAAATTCTGACGAATTGAAAGGTCGATTTCCTCCAAATGAATTCGTTGGCATACCGAATGAATTCCCGTATCCCATAGACTGATTACTAGGTCCATAATATAGTTTATCTTGACCTCTACTCCAGGCTGTAATACCTAGAATAGCACCAAATGATAGGTGAATTAATCCACCATCAACAAGAGTTATAGGATGCCATTCAGTATAAGGTATTTTAAATATACCTGACAAAATCATATTTCCAGTTGGAAATATCAAAAAATCTGCAGCACAAATTAACATATATAACCAAGCCATTGCTGGTCGCCACATAGATTGAAACCAATGTTCATCTTTAATGTTTCGTCTTTTTACAACTTTCTTAACCATTTAGATATGACTCCCGATTAAATACTTTAGTAATTTTGTAGAAGAATAATCATTATATATCCTATGCTTATCTTTATCTTTTTTATTACTTATATTATGTTCTTGATGTATTCTAGATTTATTAGATGAAGATACTTGTACTGTTGGTTGAGTATTAACTAGTGTTTTTGCTATCGGTTCATCTGGTATTGATGGTGGCATTTTATCTAGAGGTGTTATCACATGACCATCAGGTGCCCTAACACCCATAGCAATATCAGTCTTATATAATTCATCTTTATATTTTTCAACCCATTTTTTAGATGTATCTGATGGTTCAGAAGTTGCATTTGTATCAACTTCATCAGATCGTCTAATATCAGCTATACTACCCTCATCAAAAGTTTCTGGACGTACCATACCAAGTTGTGTTCTATCTGGTGGCATTTTCTGACCAGAATTTTTCATCTCTTCGTCTTCATTTTGATTGGCTGCATTACTGCCAATACCAACAATTTGTGGTTTTCTACCAGTAGCAGGATCACCAGGAATAGTGGTGCCTGTAGCAATCGCAAAATGACCAGGTTCCATTTTATGGGTTTTATTATTAAGTTCATTAACTAGAATAGCATCACCCGGTTTCACATCTTTAAAATCAATATGATGTCCCCATTGTAGCCAATTAGGAACATATTCTGGGTGTTTTGGTACTGTCAAACCTGCTCGTATCATAGCTGCAGCTCCACCAGCAGCACACCACGGTACTGTCAATGGATTGATATCAATTCCTACTTCTTTCATAGCAGCATATAATTCTTCGCGCTCTGCTGGAATAGATACTCTCTTACCAACCATTTTTTCTGCATACATTGCTGCATTACTTTGGTCTGGTTTTTTACTAGATGACATACTAGATATAGGTGGTGATTTAACTTGAGTAGTTGATTGATTCGGCAGTGAAGCCAGTGGCTGAACTGATGGTGAAGCCGGTGGCTGAACTGATGGTGAAGCCGGTGGCGAAGCATCTGGTATACTTGGTGTATTGCTGTTTTCACTTGGTTTATTATCAGATACTGGTGTAGAAGCAAATTTTTCTGCTTCCATAAGTGAATTTCCAGTTTTGGCGCCTTTCGATAATAATGGACTTATACTATCACTGGAAGTTTCAAATGGCTTAGTAGCATTAGTTGATTTTGGAGCACTAGATGATGGACTAACTGAATTTGGTGAACTTAGAACATCTGATATATTCGTTGAATTCGTTGAACTGGGTGATTTAGTAGTATCAGACGAATCTGGAATGTTTTCATGCGGTTTTGTATCAATATTAGGAGTATCCGGAATTTCATCCGGAATTTCATTCGAATTCCCAGATTCACCTTCTATTTCAATGTTATCTGCTTCGATTTCAGTAATATCAGATATATTGAAGTTAATTTCATCTGCCTGATAAGTTACTGAATCATGGAATTTCATTTCATTAGTACTTGAAATTTTTTCAAATACAGATCGAGCTTCTAGTCCTTCCCTAGAATTTTTCCATTCTTCTTTATTAGAACTATTTTCATAACTTATTTTATATTTAGAATCATGAAGATATTTCTCAAATTCTTTATTACTAGATTGTTTTTTATCATAGACATTTGTTAATTGATAAATCAGACCCATTGTAGCAATTGATGTTACTAAAGTCTTTAACAAATTTTCTATCATAGATGTTCTAGCATTAGAATCGTCATTACTAGAAATAGATTCTAGAATTTTATTTTGAGATATTAGACTACTGTTAATATATTCTAGATTAGAATTAGTATTTCTAGTTTCTTCTATAAGTGCTTTGATAGTATCTAATAATGGTGAATTTAGTTCTTTGACAGTTTTATGCTCAACTTTACTTTCTCTAGAAGAAGGTTTCTGGGGAGATATTTCCGGTTTATTTCTATTTAAATGATCCATAGTATTTGGAGCAATACCATGAAGTATTATAGAACCAATAGACATTATGCTACCTTAATTGAAGGTTGTGATTTTTTTTCACTGAATAGATAACCGAAGAAATGATTTAAATCAAAATGCTCTGAATCATGCGGAGATTTGATATCATTTATATCATGAAGTCTAGTCTTATCATGTTTTGGATCTACAGGAGTAGTAGTAAATGGCGATTGTTGTGGTGTTTGCTGTTTATCAAGTAAATGAGAAATCACTGGTTTAACCATCGGTATTTCTACTGGTGTAGAATTATCTACTGGTGTCGGTTTTGTTTCTTCATTTTTATCTGGTCGCGGGTTAATTCCACCAAGATAATCCATATTGCCATGTTTATCTATAGCCTTAATATCAGAGTATGAACCTAGATCGCTTTCATCACCTTTACCAGTATTATAATACCATTTAGTTACTGGGTGATTTCGATTAAACACACCAACTTTATTATATTGTTCAACTCCTTCACGAGCAATAATTTCTCCATTGGAACCATATTTAACTCGCCCAGTACCGACAAAGGCATGATCTTTGTTCATTCCAGGAGCACCACCATGACCTCCGTCATATTTATCTGATGGGTTGAAGTTACGATCCATGAATGTGGCAAATGAAGTTCCGGGTTTAAATTCACCATCTAGGGCAGAATCACCTTTGCGCCAATCTGTTGTATGACCACCCGGCATACTAGAACCATAAGGAATTCCAGCTGCTACCATAGCTAAACCAACACATTCTGATGTTGATAATCCAAACTTCTGTTTCATTTCAGATATATGATCTAGAACATCAGAAGGAGATTTCAGTTTTATATTAGAATTATCAGAATTAGAATTATCAGAATTAGAATTATCAGAATTAGAATTATCATAAGACTGATTTGGTACAGTTCTTTCAATTTGACCTGCTAAATCTCCAGATTTCATTCCCTTAAAATAAGTCTGTCCATCAATACCTCGTCCATGTTGTCCAATTCCAGCATTAGAATCCCCAACCCACTTAGCTTCTGGATTTGCTTTTGAAATCTCATCAGCAGCTCCCTGAGTCATATGGTAAGAGTTATCTCCTTCTTGCCAACCAGATGGAGAAGTAGTTTTAATTCCTAATTCCTTAGCAATTGATGTAGCGCCTTGATATGCACCATGAGTACCGTGAATAGTTTCATTTGGTAATACTAATGTTATATCTGAATCTTTATAACCTTTAGCTTTAAGTGCAGCAATACTTTTTCTAATACCTTCAGCAGCTTTTGCCGGATCATTTCCCCAATCATTTGTTCCAGCAGCTAATAGAATTTTGTGTCTATTAGAATTATCATTTGTAGTATCGGTTGCATGATAAAACTGGTTTTCTCTAGCAAGTCCAGTAGTTCTATATCTAGGATCATCCATTCGCCATCCTACATAATTATGCCCTAGAATATTAGATGCTTCAGATTGACTTATATTCGGATTTGATAAAAATTCATTTTTAGTTTTAGCATATGCTGGATTTGTTTCAATTTCTTGTTTAGAAAATGCTGCCATGGCATTCAATGATTCTTGAGTAGGCTTTATATTTCCTCTTTCATCAAGAAGTCCTTTTTCTCTAAGATATGATAACATCTTAGGACTACGTTCTCCTTGCCAAGAAAACATTCCAGAATTAGTAAATCCATTATACTTATCTTTATGTGATCCAAACAAATAACGTGGATCCATAGAATTCTCTCTGCCAACTTCAGCAGTCATAGCTTTAGCTTGTGCCGGAGAATATCCGGCTGAAACAAATGAATCATATACCATTTTAGTATATTTGGATTGATCTGGAGAAATATTACGGCTTGATCCAGACGTAAATACTGGGCTAGGAGAATTTCTATCATTATAACGAATAGAACCGCCAGGACTACCTTCTCTAGTAATATTTCCAGCAGAACTATTAGAGTTTTCATTTCCTTCTATTGATCCGGAAATATTACTTCCAGCTTTACCACTCATTCCCAATATTGACTTAATATTTCCAGCATTTATTGTTAGAAGTCTAGTCTTAATTTTCATTTTTTTACTTGAAAATATGATGTCTGGACTTGTAATTTCAGTTGGTTTTGTATCTATAGAAGATTCTTTAGTAGATTCTGTTTTTACTTCCGATTTCTTATTTGGAATAATCTTTCCATTGTTTTTTACTACAGAATCATAACTTCCAGTACCATATTTTTCATCGAATAGCTGCCGTCCAATTTCAGGTCTATCGCCTTTAATTGTATCAAATAACTTTTGTTTTGTTTCATCTGGATCAATAGCATCTGGTGTATTGTCTAGACTGAAAGGACTATGTTTAGCATAATCACTTAATCCTTTATCAGTTGGAAATATAGATGGATCTCGACCAAGCAATTTATTTACAGCATAGAATGTAGTTCCAATCAATGCTGCTGCAATACCTACTTCAATTATAACTCTCTTAAATATCCCATTATTACTGGATGAATTATCAGAACTTTCTGAAGTTGGTTTTTCAAGTATTTGTTCTAGTAAAGAATTACCTTTAGCAACTAATAAAAGTTGTTTATTTAATATTATATTATTATCACGTTGTATTGACGTGATAGAATCTAGCGCGTCTTTTAATTCAGCAGTACTTTTTTCAATTTTCTGGCTAGTTAATCTACTAGAAGTTGCTCGTTGTTTATCTTTATTTAAATGATCTGTAACATTCGGTGCAATAGCATGTAGTATTCTAGAAATAATTGGATTTAATGCTGTTTCTTTTTCAATATTATGAGAAATTACCTTATTATCTGTTTGTCTTTTTATTCTATTATCATTTGTTTTAGTTCTATTAATAGAATCTTTTTTATAGACTTTATGCTCTTTATCTACTTTTATAGGTGCAACTTTATCATATGCTGCAACATTTTTATTGTTTATCACATAAGGTTTTAGTACTTTATCAGCATTTTCCATGAAACCATCAGTAGGTCTATTGTTTACTATACTATATAATCCAAGTTTTATAGCAGTATCTCTAGTCACATCTAGATAGAAAATATTATTACCGGGACCTTGATAATTTCTAGCAGTTCTATATTCAGTACTTAAGAATGTCTTACCAGTAAATCCTTTAGCAGTTTTATGTTTACCACCAGCAAAAAATCTGATAATATTTTGCTTAGGAGCAGCAGTTTCATCATTAACTGGTCTAGATAATATATCACTTCCATCAGTATAGACAGAAGGAAATATACTTTTTAATGATGTTGTTCCTACTGAACTTAGAATTTTATCCATTAGATTGTTCTGCTTCTTTTTCTTTAATATATGCTATTAATAACTGAACATAAATATTTTTCTCAAATGTTGGTAAATTTTCAATTGTAGAAAGATCCCATTTATGGTGTTGCGATAAGGAGAAACAGTTTTTATAATAGTTTTCTAGTGTATTCCCACTTACCGCAATGTAAAAAAATCTGCTAACGAGTTTAATACAATCTTTTTTTCTATACCATTCGAATTAACATACTTCATCTCATGATATATAGTAGGTTGATTATTTAGATAGTCTGATATTTTTTGAAAACTCGCCATATCTATAAGCTCAATGAATTCTGTCAATTCTTCTTCACTGAATGCTGAAGCATCATAAACATTGTCGCCATCGTAAATTGATTCGATACATTTGATGATTAATTTGATAAAAGCATCTTGAGATTTAATAGTT